GAGGAAGTCGAGACGGTTCTCGAAGCCATCGCAGACGCGGGATTCGAACCGGAGTCACAGGAAACAGCGGAATCGGAAGCCAAGGAAGAACCCGCAGAAGCAGACGAAACCGCGCAGGAAGCCGAAGAAACCGGCCTGACGGTCGAGATTCCGCTCGACAAGGTCGCAGTCGGAACGCTAACCAACATCCTCGAAGCCAAAGGCAGCCTGATCAAAAAGGCACTCGGCATCGACGACCTGCGGTTCGAAATCAGGGAAGACCGCATCGCATTCCCATGGTTCCCGGAACTGCCGACGCCGAACGAAACCAGAGCCTACACGATGTTCATCGCCCAGCTCTGCAAGCTTTCTAAGGAACTCAAACGCGCCAGCAGCACCGAGACGCCGGTCACCAACGAGAAGTACGCATTCCGCTGCTTCCTGCTCCGCCTCGGATTCATCGGCGCGGAGTACAAACAGGAGCGCAAGATCCTGCTCCAGAACCTCGAGGGCAATTCCAGCTGGAAGAACGGCGCTCCCAAGAAGGAAGCCGCTGAGGAAGCTACGGATACCGAGGAGGTGCAGGAATGAGAATGATCAGACCGGAACAGCTCGAACAGCTCGAACAGCTCAGAAAAAACTATCCGAACGGTACCCGCGTGGAGCTGATACAGATGGACGACATTCAGGCTCCTCCTGCCGGAACCCGCGGCACGGTCTACGGCATCGATGATACCGGAAGCCTGCTGGTCCACTGGGACAACGGCTCGGGACTGAACGTTATCTACGGCGAGGACATTGTGCGAAAGGTGGTGGACTGACATGGATGAGAAAATCAAGGAGCAGATCCTCGCGATCCGCGATACCGGCCTCTGCAATATGTTCGACCTGCCCTACGTGCAGCGGCTGGCCTTCGACCGGAACTACTACGAGCTGGTGCTTTTCATCGAGGAGCACAGGAAGGAATATGTGCATTTCATCATGACCGGCGAGACGAAAGAATCCTGATTCTGGACACAGATTTTTATCAATTTATCTGGCCGAATTGACTTGCTATATGTGCCGGACAGAGTGATATATACACATGCCGAAAGGCACAGAAAACCAAGCAAACAACAAGCAAAAATCAGGAGGACACACGATGGAAAAGAACACATACTTCGAACAGATGAGAGACACGGCAATCGCCTACAACGAGGCGCGGGCCATCCGAGAAAAAGATCGCGAAGCAATGAAGGAAGCCGACGACTGGGACGGCGTGAAAGCCTTTGACGAACGCGAAAAGAAAGAGTTCCCTTACCCCTTCACTGCCGGGCAGAACAAGGCGCTCTGCGAATACGACCGGAGCCTTCGGAACGGCGCGGACGCCTTCGAGGTCGACGATCTGCCCTGGGATTACGAGCTTGCCGACTTCGTTGATACGCTCCGCAAGGCTGGAATCACCGCGATTGTAGTAACCGATGAAAGCACCGGCCTGATGGACGGCATCTACGGACTAACAAACCTCGGCTGCACGATGAGCGGGCTCAAGACGGTTACCAGAGCCGACGACCACCGCTTCGGCAGCAAGGAACCGGAGCGCAAGAACGGCATCGAATTCCAGCTGTAAACTACACAATCCGGCCTCCCGGATAAGCCCGAAAGATTGTCACATATATTCCTCGAAATGACTTGCTATCAAGGCAGAACAGAGTGATATATGTACACACCGAAAGGGAAAACCAAAGCAAACGGAGGACAAGACAATGTGGGAAAAAGGATCACTGCTCATCGAAGGAACGGTCGTTAAATACTGGGTGAAGCACTACCCGGAACCCTCCGAGGACTACGGAATCGATGGCGGACGCATTTCCAAGATGGAGCTTCGCGTCGACGGCAAGGTAACCCTCAACTACGACCGCGGCTGGGACATCGAGCCCGAGGACGAAGTCAGCCAGCTTGCCTACGCGGTGCTTATGAAGCAGTACAACTAAACAACATCTGAATTTGAATATTCCGAAAGCAGAGCCTTGACGGGCTCTTGCTCTCGTACTGATAGAAACCGCAGCAATGCGGTTATTTTTATGCCATCAGGAAGGAGGAATGCTCCGTGGCAATGCGAAAGCTGAAGAAATACAAGGTCACGCGCTTTATGGAGAAGACCTCTCATTATGATCGGAATCTTGCGGATTACGCCTGTCTGTTCATTGAGCAGCTCTGCCACACGAAAGGCACGTGGGCTGGTAAGCCGTTTGAGCTGATTGACTGGCAGGAGCAGATTGTTCGCGATCTGTTCGGCGTGATCAAGGAGAACGGCTACCGGCAGTTCAATACCGCCTACGTGGAGATTCCGAAGAAACAAGGCAAATCGGAGCTTGCTGCCGCCATCGCCCTGCTTCTCACCTGTGGCGACGGCGAGGAACGCGCCGAGGTGTACGGCTGCGCCGCGGACAGGAATCAGGCGAAGATCGTCTTTGACGTGGCGGTCGACATGGTTCGGTTCTGTCCAGCGCTATCCAAGCGCGTGAAAATACTGGAATCGCAGAAGCGGCTCGAGTATCTGCCGACGCACAGCTTCTACCAGGTACTCTCCGCCGACGTCGCGAACAAGCACGGATTCAATACGCATGGCGTGATCTTTGACGAGCTGCACACGCAGCCGAACCGAAAACTCTTTGATGTCATGACAAAAGGAAGCGGCGATGCCCGGATGCAGCCATTGTTCTTCCTGATCACCACAGCCGGAAACGACACGAACTCGATCTGCTATGAGCAGCACCAGAAGGCGCTCGACATCATGAACGGCAGAAAGCATGATCCGACCTTCTACCCGGTCATCTTCGGAGCAGACGAATCCGAAGACTGGACAGACCCGAAGGTCTGGAAGAAAGCAAACCCGTCGCTCGGCATCACGGTCGGCATCGATAAGGTCAAGGCGGCCTGCGAATCGGCAAAGCAGAATCCCGGCGAGGAGAACGCCTTCCGGCAGCTCCGACTCAACCAGTGGGTGAAGCAGTCGGTGCGCTGGATGCCGATGGACAAATGGGATGCCTGCGCATTCCCGGTGAACGAGGACGATTTGGAAGGCCGCGTCTGCTACGGCGGGCTCGACCTGTCATCCACAACGGATATTACGGCGTTCGTGCTGGTCTTCCCGCCACAGGACGAGGGCGACAAGTACGTGGTGCTCCCGTACTTCTGGGTACCGGAGGACACATTGGATTTGCGCGTCCGCCGCGACCACGTTCCCTACGACCTCTGGCAGAAACAGGGCGTGCTCGAAACGACCGAGGGCAACGTCATCCACTACGGCTACATCGAGAAGTTCATCGAGAACCTTGGCGAACGGTTCAACATCCGTGAGATCGCCTTCGACCGCTGGGGAGCCGTCCAGATGGTGCAGAACCTCGAGGGCATGGGCTTCACCGTCGTTCCCTTCGGACAGGGCTTCAAGGACATGAGCCCGCCAACCAAGGAGCTGATGAAGCTGGTGCTGGAAAAGCGCATCGCGCACGGAGGCCATCCGGTGCTCCGCTGGATGATGGACAACATCTTCATCCGCACCGACCCGGCAGGCAACATCAAGGCCGACAAGGAGAAATCCACGGAGAAGATCGACGGCGCAATCGCGACGATCATGGCGCTCGACCGGGCAATACGAATGGGCAACGACAATACCGCCTCCGTTTACGATTCGAGAGGCATTCTGTTTATCTGAGGTACAAATGCATGTTTTTGATAGCAATCATGGGCTTCCTGCTTCTGCAGGAGGCCCTTAATCAAATGGAGGACTTGATATGAGCATATTCAACAGATGGTTCAGAGGACGCGACGCACCCAAGGACAGTACAGCGGGCAGTTCGTACCGATTCTTCTTCGGAGGAACAACCAGCGGCAAAGCCGTGACCGAGCGCTCCGCCATGCAGATGACGGCGGTCTACTCGTGCGTGAGGATTCTCTCGGAAGCAATCGCGGGCCTGCCGCTGCACTTGTATCGCTACACCGATAACGGCAGCAAGGAGAAGGCCATCGACCATCCTTTGTACGAGCTGCTGCACGATGAGCCGAATCCGGAGATGACGAGCTTCGTGTTCCGGGAAACGCTCATGACACACCTACTGCTCTGGGGAAATGCCTACGCGCAGATCATCCGAAACGGCAAAGGCGAGGTCGTGGCACTGTATCCGCTGATGCCGAACCGCATGACAGTTGACCGCGATGAGAACGGACAGCTCTACTACGAATACCAGACCTCGACCGATGAGGCGCACACGATGAACGGCAGTCTGGTAAGGCTGTCTCCGATGGATGTGCT